CTTCAGGTCATTGACGCCATCGCTGGTCGTTTCGTAGTTGATCTCGAAAAGATAAAAGGCCGCGTTGTCGTACCGACCGGCTTCTAGGTCAGCAAGAAGATCGGGTTCATCGGTGACGATCTTGAGTTCTAAGTTATCAGTTCCCAGGCTGGCTTGAGAAACCAGCTGGCTGACATCGAGCCATGCCTCATAGACCAAGCCATTGATGATCAAGCTCTTGTCGAGAGTCGTCGCGGCGACGATCGTGCCATCGCGCAGCGTCATCTCCAGACATTGACAGACGGAAGTTGCCGGCAGCGCGTAATGAGCCGCCAATGCAGCGGGGATTGTCTTCATCCACGAATCTCGATCAGCGGGATCGAATCCCAGGAGATCAATAGGCCGTCATGCTGGTTCTTGCTGACGATCTGTCCCACGAGCTTGTCCACGTCGAACCGTACGGGAACATCGAACTCGCCTGACCATGTAAGGTTGGCCGCTGTTCTGGATACCGTTGTTGTGACCACGCCGGTCGCCGTGTTCAAGGTGTAATCGGCCGGCGTATTGAGGGTCGTCCCGGAGTTCTTCAGCACGATCCCGGCAATCGGCTTCTTGATATCCCGAAGCGTCACATCGCTGCCACTGACGTACTTCTTCTGAAGCTGAAAGGTCGTGCCGGTGATCCCTTCGACAACACCCTCTGTGATCGTCGCCTGGAAGTCAGCGAAGTCCTTGAACCGGAAGCCATTCTTGCGGCCTTTGACTGCGCGGAAGAATGCGCCGATCACCCGGAAGTCGGCTTCCGTCTTGACGCCCGTACTGACATCGTATTCCTGGCGGCTGTCGGCCCAGTTCTGATTTCTCGATTCCTCGCCGCTAGTCACCGTCACGATGGATGTGCTGAACGCGGGACCACCGGTCGCTCCAAAGGCAATTCGTTCTGGGAACCGTGGGGACTCCTTGAAGGCCATCAGTTGTTTCTCCGGTCGGCCGTTGCCAGCTGTCGGGCGATGTCAGCACCAATTTGCATGGCGGTCTTGCGATCCGTCCCCGCTGGCGGCGAAACGGAAATGTAGTTATTCTGCGTGCGCTGATTGGTCGTGTTGCCCTTCAGAAGATCTTTCGGCAGGATGGTTCCAGCGGTTCGAGGCACGAATAGTTCAGGCCCCTTCTCGCCCACGACACTGAGCTTGTTCAAAGGTGGATCGCCGCCGCCAGCAAAGAAGCCGCCGAAGAGATTGGCGATTTGCGAGATCAGGCCACCGCTCGAGGAGCCACCCCCGGACCCGAACAGACTGGAGACAAAACCGCCTGCGCCGCCTTGCCCGTTCGCACTTCCGAAGATTTCCTTCGCGATATCCTTCGCCGCCAGATCGGCCACGCTGGACAGGATGTTACGCGCGAAGTCATCGAAGGCGTCGCTCGCGGACTTTGTTCCCTTGATGAAGTCGGCCAGCGGCGAGCTAAGACTGTCTTCGAGGCTCTTGTTGATCCGCTGCGCCAGAGGATCGATCTCGGCGCTTGCCTTCTTGACAGCCAAGGCAAGATCAGCCGCGCGGCGTTTGTCCTCGTCGGTACCACTAACGGCCGCCAGCTGTGCTGCTGCTGCAGCCTGCTCCTGAAGCTGCTGGATCGCGACCTTACGTGCATCCCGGATCGCTGCCAGCGTTTCGAGCTCGCCCTTCCCACCATTCGCAGCGTCAAGGTAAATCTCCTGCTCGCGTCGAGACTGGTCGGCCAGGAGATTGTTGTAATCCTTCTGGAGTTGGATCGATGTGGCCTGGAACTCGAGCCGTTGCTGTAGCCGAACGGCATCTTGCGGATCACCACCCGCCTGCTGGATTAGCCGCTGCGCGTCCCTGAACTGCTGGGCAATGCGAATCTGAGTTGAGCCAAATTCATTCCCGCCCAGTTGCAGGATTTGCGCCTTCAGGTTGTCATAGGAATCCGCCAGCTGTTCGGCCGCGTGCTGGCTGGCCTGGTTCGCCAGAATCTCGGTCGCAGATGCCTTGGTAACTGCCTCGGCACGTTGCTGGACAGCCAGCTTGATCTTTTCTTCCGCTGCGACCCGATCGGCCGGCTTAGACAATGGGTTACTGATGAACGCACGCTGTGCCGCGATCTCCCGGTCGATGGCTTCGAGTTGGTCCTTCAGCGCTTCATCGCGAATGTTCTTCTGTTGCGTGAAGAAGTCGCGCTGGCTTAGGAGCCCTTCCTGATAGGCGCCTTCGAGGTAGGTATTACCTACCTGCAAGGCATCGGCCTGGGATTTGGCGAAGTCCTGAATCAGCTTGATCTGGCCGTCAAGTTGCTTCTTCAGAGCCGCGGCGGCTTCACTGTCGGCGCTCTCATCGCGGCGCGGCGTCAGCTTGCGCTTCGGCGTGGCTGCAGTTGGCTGCGTGTCGGTCTTCTTCTGCCCGTTCAGAACCGCATCGAAGAACTTGACCGCAGAATCCTTGGCGCTTGCCAGATCGTTCGCCGTCTCTTTGCCGATATTGAAGGCGCCCTTGAAGTCGAACTTGCTCGCGGCTTCTACCGAAGCGATCAGGCCGCCGAATGCTTTCCCGATGCCGACAATGCCGATGACGGCAGCACCAGCCGTCGCGACGATTCCTTTGAACGCATCCGCGATCGTTGTCGCCACTCCACGGAACTGATCGCCTTTCTCCTTGTTCTCCAGCCAGAGATCGGCCATCCCCTGGAGCGTCGGAAGCAACTCGGACGCGAGCGTCTGACCGAATGCGCCACTCAGCAACTTCAGTTTGCCGAGCGTGTCATTGAACTGGTCGGCCTGCTCTGCCGTCTGCTGGGTGACGCCGCTGTAGCGCTTGTAATACTCGATATTCTTCAGTAGAGCATCGCCGCCGTCGTTCAGAAGCGCGAGTTGATCAGCGCCAGCCTTTCCAAGAACATTCGTTGCTGCGGCCGTCTTCAATGCACCGTCTTCAGCACCTGCGAATCCATCGGCGAGCTTCGCGAAAATCTGATCCGGCGTCTGCGTCTTCAGGTCTTGGAGACTTATCCCCAAATCCTTGAAGTCCGCGATCGCATTCTTGTTGCCACCGAGAGCACTGGCGATGGATTTGTCCATCTTGACGAAAGCGGCCGTCACGCCTTCGAGATCGCCACCCGCCTGCGATGCAGCGAATCCGATGCCTCCCAAAGTCTCGACCGCAACGCCTGTCTTCTTGGACAGATCGTTGAGATGATCGGCGGAATCGATCGTGCTCTTGATCAGAGCAGTGAAGCCTGCGATCGTGCCAGCACCCAGCGTGATTGCGCCGAGCTTGACGATCGTATCCCCGAGAGCCTTCCCGGCGTCGGCCGCTTCCTTCTTGAACTTCGTGAGTTGCTTCGCCGCGCGGTCAGTATCCGTCTGGAAACTGCCCGTTCGAAGCAAAAGATCAACAATGATTGAGCCCGCTGCCATCCCTATTCCTTCGCCTTCGGCTTGATGCCAAACGTTTTCAAGGTTCGCATATCGGACTCACTCAAGCCTTGCAGTTTGGATTGCGGCGCCAGCCATTCCAGCAACGGATCGATACCCGAAGGCCCGCTTCGGCTCGAGTAGGCCACGAGCGCTGCCGGCCGGTGGAAGCGATGGTAGTCATCGAATGGGTAAGCCTTATAGAACTCGATCCAGAACTCGAACTCGTCGGGGGTCATCACCCCCTTCCACTCATCGATCGTGCGACCGCCGAGTGCGAGGGCTAGGATTCCCCAGAACCATTCTTCGCCCCTGGCTCCGACGCTTTTCCCCGGCCGCTGGGCCGATTGACTTGCATGGCGCCTTGGTACATGGAATCGACAACGCCCTGATCGAGCGTGCCGACTTGTTCGATTGTCAGGGATTGTTTGCCATCGGCCTCACAGAGGCTGCACGCGACTAGGCGGATGATGGCCTGCGCCATCAGGCCAGGATCGCCAGAAGCGACCCCCGCCTGAAAGCGGGTCCACTCGAAGGAGCCCACGCGCTTGAACGGGAACTTGGCGACGGTCCCATCCGCCAGGTTGACATCACATTCCTGGATGGCCGCTTGGGCCATCAGTTTCGTGATATCCATCAGGCGGCCGGATGGAACGTCGTGGTGCCGCTCGGTTGGATCGTCAGCGCCCCGCGGACGACCTCATTGGTGGCTGCGTCGATAGTGAGGTTCGAGACATAGCCGTCGAACGTCAGGCAGGTGCGTGCGTTCGGCGGATCGAGCTCGAAGTTGCTCGTGACGGTCGGTGCCGTGGAGGAATCGCTCAGGCCCACCAGCCAACTGACAACGGAGTTGCTGTCGCGCATGGTGAATAGCGACTCATGGGAACCGTCGCCCTTGTAGAGGATGAACGGGACCGAGACTTCGCTCGCATCAGCGAACCCGCCGACGTAGGTGCGATACGCGCCCGTCTCATCGAGACAGGTGGTATCGATCTTGTCCTTGGAGCCACCGCCAATGCCGGTGATCCCGGTCGGGCACGTCAGCTTCACAGCGGCATGGGTGACGGGATCAACGAAATAGAGATGGGTGCCCTTGGTCTCAAAGGCGTTGTCAACGACGGCCATGATGGCTCCTTGAAAAAGAAAACCCGCCATCGGCGGGTGGGGTGGGTGAAAGCGGTTGGTCCTCGGCTATCTGCCAAAGAAATCGAATTGAAGCCCGATTCGGTAGAGCTTCGTTTCTGGTTCCTGCTCATCGAGCAGGGTCGATGTCATGTGGGCAATGGGCTCGATGGCATCACGCACAGCCGTGGCGAGCGTATCGATGTCATCGGAATTCTGGTGCCAGCAGTCGATCTGCACGGTCTGACGATCAGTCGGCGGCAGATCGCTCAGGTTGTTTTCGGGGACGCTGGAGACGAGCGTCCATGTGATGTAAGGCAGCGTCA